TTTTTTTTTTCAAGCAGAAGACGGCATACGAGATAGCGTAGCGTCTCGTGGGCTCGGAGATGTGTATAAGAGACAGTTTTAATCCAATAGAATTTGGTTTTTAAGAATAGGAAAATGAATATGAAAATAGAATTATATGGTAAGGATTTGTGTATATCAAGCGAAACAGATTTTGAAGAGAGTATGCTTAAAGATTTTGGTCGGGATGTTACACTTATTCCTACATTTGACGGAATGGAAAAAACTAATGTATGTGGTTATATTATTCGCCGCAAAAAAAAACCGGGAAAATACTGCACTTGTCCTTATGATCCTTATGATGATACTATAAATATAGGTGTTAATCCGGATTGCCCTATACATGGAGCGAACAGAAAATAGGTTAGATTATGAATAATCTACCGAATAATGAACAACGTGTTTATGACATATTAAAAGAAAATTATCCTAATTGGATAAATAAAGGGGAACTACGAAATAGATATTATCCTGATTATAGAGAATCTTTTGACACATATATGGGAAAATTATTAAAATATCTCATGGATAAAGGACTTGTAGAAAGCAAACCGTGCATAAAAGACGGCAAAAAACAGCATTATTATTCTTATAGGCTAATTAAAGCCCCTTTACGCGAGGGTAAAGAAATAGATAGCACAATGAGTAAGATAGACAGAATGAATAAGGTTACAGACACAAATAAGCAGGAAATTATAAAAGAGTGCAAAAAAGTATTGACAGAATACCCAGAAGGCTATTATATAAACAAAGAGAAAATAAAGAAACAAATTAAAAGATTAGAAGGAGAGGGGTAAAATGAAACGATATGGTGCATATTTGGGTAGTAATACGACAATGGGTGCTCTGGCAAGGGAGCAGTCTGACGGCGATTGGTTTAATGTTGCCGAGGTTAAGAAAGCATTTGGCTTTTATGATGAAGTTGATATGGAAGTTGCCCGGCGGGAATTTGAGGAAGAAAAATTGAAATCCGACAACACCAAAAGGGATGCCATTGCCCAAATTGTTCAATCTATGGAAGATATATATTCTAAACTCAATACTAATATGCTTATTCCAATTGTTCCAATTGTTAAGGAATGGATTGAACAATTAAATGCGGTTATAGCGCAACGGGCACACATTACAAATATATAAAAGGATTTAATAGACGTGCTATTTCAAATTGATGCTTCACATTTCTGCGCTGGTGGATAGCGTAACACAAAAAACATTTTTCGGACGTTGTCGAAAACTAAAAGTTCAAAACGATTATTATAGTCTGGACTAATGAAGGGGACGATATGAATGTTAATCACATACAGGGTTTACACGCAATAACTCAACAGCTAATAGATCAGGGGAGGATGCCGATTCCTGATGTAATGCAAAAATACTTAGCCAATTCTCGTGCTCAACTAAGAGCCGTCCAGAAGAAATTAGGGGAAGCTGAACTCCCCGCATCCGGCAATACCGCCATGGCTCAATTGCTTTCTGATTGCCAAGATGTTATTTGTCATTCGGTATTTCTTGATGATAAGGCACACCTTACTTTAATGGACAGAATTAATGTGGCTGTAGCGCAACTAAGCCAGTAGCGTAAACGTTGTATGAAATTCCGTTGTCAAAACGAAAATTGGAGGTGCGGTGAAAGAATTAATTAAAATTTTAGTATCAGCAGATAGATTTTGTAAAGAAGGTAATTGTGGGTTGTGTTTAGAGGCTATTAACACCGCACTTAATATGGTAGCTGCCAACTCCACATCAAACAACACAACAAAGGCTACAATTGCTTTGCTTGCGAAGTGTCATGCTGAAATTGAAATAGTTGCTAATAGAATAAATAGTCTGCGTAAATTACAAGGTGAAATAAAGGCGGGCATAGCGCAACAATAGCCCTTTGCGGAACGTTGCAGGAAATTAAACCTTTGGAGAATTATATGAGTGCAGAATTAATGTATAAAGAGGCGTTGAAATCTATAAAGTGTTTGCCATACAAATAAAAAAAGCATATCGCGGAGCGAACCGAGTTTCTAAATTAAACCGCTTGGTAGGTGCGCCAAGCACGGCAAACACTTTGGTCATTTATCGTCCGTTGTTTTCAATTAATCGCCGATTATAGTTCGGCGCAGAAGGAGTATGAAATTATGAAAGAGGGAACAGTATCCGGCAATACCGCCATGGCTCAATTGCTTTCTGATTGCCAAGATGTTATTTGTCATTCGGTATTTCTTGATGATAAGGCACACCTTACTTTAATGGACAGAATTAATGTGGCTGTATGATTGCCCACTATGTGAAGGATCGGGAAAACTTTGCAGCATTTCTTAATGTTGTATAGGATATTAAAATGTTAATCCCTCTTTTATATGGATTTATATTTCTCATTTTTGCAATCGCTTTTATATATTTGGGCTGGTTTTTAAGAAGTGTGGTTTATATCAAGCATGCTAAAGAATATCTAAAATCGAAAATATGTCCAGTTTGTAATTACCGAAAAATGTATATTAAATATCTGGAGTGAATCTTTAATAAAAATGAAATCCAAATCTTGTACAAATTATCAGCATAATGTAAGCCATTGTAAAAAATTAAACATAATGCCGCCATAAGCAGCTTGTCCGCATTTTATAATTTCTTATGAAAAGAAAATAGCAAGAGAAAATATGTATTGGGCTTTACCGTAAGGAGGAAATGATGCTTAAATATGATCAATACGAACTTTTCAAAAGTCATAAATGTAAAAATGAGGTATGTGTTGCAATTATGAATATTAAATATATTGTTACTGATGAATATATATAATTAACCTGCCCTCGTTGTGGTTATACAGCAAGGAGGTCTATAGATGAACAGACCAATTGATCCAGACAGGTCTTGCTATAATTGCAGAGACAGAGATACTGACAGGGATTATTGGCCTTGCAATGAATGTGATCCTTATTTTCTTGACAAATGGAATCCGAGGGAAGAGAATAGTGAACTTAATTTAGGGAAGGATTGATAATGAAAGTAGTTATAGGCATGTTTTTAATGTTTACCGCTTGCGTGGGTGCTGGATTGATAATTAATCTTTTATGTATATGTTTTATTATTTTAATAAAATTTATAGTAAATAAAAGTGATTACTTAATTACAGAATTATGGAAAACTTTCCTTAATTGCTTAAAGGTGCTTACTGTGTCTTTTGTAATTTTAATTCTGCTTATCTATCTTGCAGGATGCACATCTAAAGTCCTGATAGTCGAACGTACACAAACTTTACAGGTCATCAGGAAAAAATATGATATAGTTAGTGAACGGCGTATTAAAAAGTATGGACTCAATCTTATAAGAATAAGGTATCATGAGAACAAGAGAAGAGATACTGAATAAGAAAAGACTTTTTGAGGAAGTGTTATCCTCAATAGAAAATACGTTTAATTTTATAGAAACTGTTTTTGAGGAAAATGTTCCAGACGAAATTAAAGAAGGTTTGAAAGAACACAAGGCTCGTGTAGAAGTCTTAACGTGCTAGAATTTTATCTCAGAAATGAGAGGATAGGAGGTATAGGATCGTGAGACGAGTTATAGCTAAAAGGATTAATGAGATTTTTCCAGATAGTCTTTTTAATATCCCAGTATCGACAAGACATAAAAGAAAGTTATGGAGTAAATTATCATATTTACAGAAGGAAGATATTCTTAAAAAATTAAAGGAGGAGAGTAATAATAAAATGCGGTAGAATAGATACATGGTATGAAAGAAAGGTTGGTAAGATTTTTAAAGAATACGAAAAAAGAAGTTAAATAATCACTTCTTATTTGTAAAGCGGCTTCCTTGTAAGTTGTTTAAAGTCAATCTATTATGGGTTGGCTTTTTTATTTGTTTAATTTTATCGGTTTTTATGTTATATTATAAGTAATGAATAAAGTAAGTATAAATAAGTTTATAAAAAAACCTCCGAAGAAAAAACGGGAGCGGGAACAATTGCGTACTACAATCCACAAAAGGGATTTATTAAAAGCCCTTATTAAACATAAAGGACTTGTCTCCTTTGCTTGTGCAGATGCTCATTTAACTACGAAGGTTTACTATGAGTATTTTCATAATGATCCTGTATTCAGAGCAAAAGTAGAAGCTATCGGAGAATCCGTTCTCGACTTCTCAGAAAGCAAATTGCACGAATTGATTAAAGACAAAGAACCATCAGCTATTTATTTTCATTTAAAATGTAAAGGCAAGAAGAGAGGCTATATTGAAAGACAGGATGTAGGTATATTTAAAGCTCCTAAGACTCCACTCAACGATGAGGAGAAAGCAGCTATAGCCGATTTCTTGGATGAAAGAAATGGGAACAGCAACAAGAGAACTAATAAAAAATCTAACCGTAGAAGAGCTTAAGCAAGCAAGAGCCAGATGTAGACATCTTGATTTCATGAAGCATTGTTGGCAGAAAACTGGCGAGCTTTTTATTGTTGGTTTACATACAAGAGAAATATGTAACAAGATTGATAATGCTATAAATAAATACAGGGAAGGGGTAAGTTCATTTATTGCAATTCTCTGCTGCTTCAGGCATGGTAAGTCAGATATAGTTTCACGGTATCTCCCTCCTCATTTTCTCGGTCAGTTTCCAGATCAGGAAGTTATTACAGTTTCTTATAATGCATCTAAGGCTTACGAGTTTTCCAGATTTGCAAGGCGTCTTGTAAGCACAATTGAATATAGAAGATTATACCCGGATATTGTACTTGCATCTGACAATCAGGGAATTGAAGAATGGGGTATAGAAGGACATCAAGGCAAGGCTCAGTTTTATGGATTCGGTGGAGGTTCTGCAGGTAAAGGCGGTAATTTAATTATTATTGATGATTACTTTGCAAACAGGGCAGACGCTGAAAGTGAAGTAATGCGTGATAAGACTTGGGAGTGCTTTACAAATGATATAATGACAAGACGTGCTCCTACTTGTATTGTAATAATGCTTATTACTCCGTGGCATATAAATGACATAGTTGGTCGTATCCGTAAAGAGATGGAGACAAATGACAAGTTTCCTCAGTTCGACTTTTCAATATTCCCAGCATTTAGCGATGAATATGAAACAGGTACTTTATTTCCAGAAAGGTTTTCTGAAGTTTGGTACAGTACACAGAAAGCAACTCTCGGTGAATATGGTACATCTTCATTAATGCAATGTAATCCCCAGCTACGGCAAGGCAATATGATAAGAACGGATAAGGTAAAGTATTATGATGAAACACCAGATAATTTGCGATTTGTAAGAGGTTGGGATTTAGCTTCATCCAAGAAAGAAAAACTGAAATCTGATCCTGACTTTACATGCGGAGTTAAGCTTGCAGTAAATTTATTACCTTCAGCGATTGAGGGAATCACTATTCCAGTAATCTATATTGATGATGTTGTAAGAGGTCAATGGGAAGCTACTGAACGAAATAAAATAATAGTAAATGTATCTGTAGGAGACGGTGCTTTACCTATAGGGATTGAAGCATTTGCAGCATACAAGGATGCATATATTGAACTGAAAGAAATACTTGATGGGATCAGAAGTGTCGAGAAGATGCAACTTCCGGGTGACAAGGTTGCTAAAGCAGACTGCCTTGTTCCGATATTTGAGGCTGGTAATGTTCATTTGAAAAGAGCTCCGTGGAACGAATCATTTCTTGAAATTATACATCAGTTTCCGAGTGGAGCTCATGATGACGATGTTGACGCAACCGATGTCGCTTATAATCTTGCTATTAAACAAAGTATGCCGGGGATGTTTACGGTATGAATTTATTTAAAAAGATTTTGGAATTTATAGGGAATGAAGATTTGACTTTAGAGGAAGTCTTACCTATAAACTATAACTATAATAACTATGATGGAATGAATCCTATAATTATAAGTAATAAATCAAAATTAAAAAAGTTAAGAAACAAAAAGAAGATTACATATAAGCAATATTCAGATATATGTTCTAAAATGAAATCAGGATGGAAAAACAAATCTTTATTAGAGGCGTTATAATGGCAAGAATAATAAAGAAGACTTTTCTAAATAAATTCATGCAGATATTCGGATACATAAAAGAAGCGGATATGGTAAAGTTATTTTCTTCTTCTATGTTTGCACAAGCAACAGGCGGACTAGCTACCACAGAAAAGACTTATTCAGCTTTATGCGATGCCTATACATCATGGGTGTATACTTGTATTGACAAAATTGCAAAAACTGTTGCTATGTTACCGCTTGAGCTTTACATTTACAAAAAAGGAGAAACAAAACTAAAAGGATTGCAGATAAAGTCATTATTAAGAAATATAAAAAATCCGATAGATAGGAAGCTCTATTTAAAACAGCAGGGAATTGAAAAGATTCTTGTAAAAAATCATCCGTTTCTTGATCTCATGTATCATCCTAATACACTTGATACTCGTTTTACATTATGGTACAATATGATGGTTCACATGGAATTGACAGGCAGTTGTTTTACTTATATGCCTCATAACATGCTTGGTCTTCCGGGTGAGATGTGGGTACTTCCTTTACGCAAATCGGCATCAATCAAGATTGTACCTGATCCTAAAATCTTAATAAAAGAATACAAATATGTTGACGGTACTCTTTCCCAGATTTTCCAGCCGGATGAAATGCTATTCTTAAGGTATCCTAACCCATCAACTCCATTTGAAGGTAAGTCTCCACTTGTAGCTCAGGAATACCCTTACGATATAGATATATATCTTATGCAGCAGCAACGAGCTTTACTTAAGAATAAAGCGAGATTCGGTAATGTATTTACGACAGATGAGAGATTACTTGATCCACAAATCACCGCAATGAAAGAATTAATAAAGGAACAATACGAAGGATCAGCCGAATCAGGTAAAGATATTTTTATGCATAGCGGATTGAAACTTGACAATAGATCATTGACACAGACAGCAAAAGATATGATGCTGAAAGACCTTTCAGAATTTGCGAGAGATAAGATTATATCGAGTTTTGATTTGACCCCGGGCAAAGTCGGCCTCATAAAAGACGTAAACAGATCAACAGCCGAAATCATGGATGAAACTTACTATAAAGAATGTATTAATCCAAAGACTATGTTGATTGAAGAGGGATATGAGACTTGGGTACTTCCTAAATATAATGAATTTCTTACCTTAGATTTTAAATTGCCTGATTTCAAGAATAGAGAAGCTGATATAAAAGAAAGAGAAACAAACCTTAAGACAGGTTATACTACGATTAACGAAGAACGTTTACATGCGGGATTCGATGAAGTTCCGTGGGGAAACAAGCCGTGGTTTCCTTTCAATATGACTCAGGTCAATAGTGAATCTACTCAGGAAGAGCAACCAGTAAAGCATAAGAATTTACTTAATGCGAATTTTTGGACAAAAGATAATAAAACAAAAGCAGCAGAAATATTTAGCATGAATGTAGAATCAAGAAAAAATATCTTAGTTCCAGTAATGCAATATCATTTCAACCGACAGCTCAGTGAGGTTCTTATACGATTAGACGCAATGGGAAAATCAGTACAAGGACATCTCGCTGGCTGGGGAAACAATAAGCGCAGGGTATGGGTAAAAGATAATCAATCGAGAATAAACAAGATTAATATTGACAAAGAGAAAGAAGCAATATTGCTTGGTCAGGAATTGACTCCAGCAATGGAACTTGTCTTACAGGATGCAGGCGATATGCGTCTTGTTTCTTTAGGTGTTGTTATGCCTTTTAATGTAAATAATCCTGCGGTTGTAAACTGGTTAGATTTACGCTTAAGAAAAGAACATTGTAAGATAATAGAGAATACTACGTTTGAAGATATTACTATGATATTAAGACAGGGTTTTCAGGAAGGGCAGCCTCTTACTATAATAGGAAATACATTGAAAGAAAAATTCGGACAATACGATAAATATAGGGCACAGATGATAAGCAGAACGGAAACGATTTCAGCATCTAACTTTGCAGATTTACAATCGACAAAACAGAGCGGCATGGATAAAAAGCTGAATAAGTTCTGGATAAATGAAGTTGATGCAAGAGAGACACATCAAGCGGCCGGGAGTATATATAGTGAAAATGGTGCAATACCTGTAGATAAAAATTTTGATGTAGGAGAGGGAAGCGGATCATGTCCGGGGAATATAGGTGTTGCGGCTGAAGATATAAACTGTCGATGTACTTTAGGATATGTGGAGAAAAAATAATGCCAACACCGAGAGCAGATGAAACAAGAGATGAATTCCTTAAGAGATGTATTCCCTTCATGATGGAAGAGGAAGAAAGACCTCAGGATCAGGCTATTGCGATGTGTATAAGTTTATGGGAAAATAAATCATTAACAAAGGAGAATGTAATGCTTTTACAGCACAAAGTTTTTGAATCAAAAGTAAAGTCGTTTGATGACAAGAATTTGATCATTGAACATTTTATATCTACAGAACAGGAAGATCGTTCAAAAGATATAGTTCGGGCTGACGGTATAAAGTTCGATGGCGTTCCGTCAGTATTAAAGCAACATGGATTTGATCCAGATATAGGTAATGAACCGATAGCAAAACCACTTGCTATTAATGTTGCTAAGAATGAGAAAGGAATAAAAGGAATACTGGTTAAAACACAGTATTACAATGGAAAAGGATTAACGCCTCCAGACAATACAGGACAGCGACTTTACGAAAAGGCAAAAGACGGATTTATGTCTTACTGGTCAATTGGATTCGGTGATGTAAAGGAAAAGCCCAGAGCAGGCGGAGGTATGGATATACTGGAATGTACTGTTTATGAATACAGTCAAGTCGGTGTTCCAGATAATGTCGGAGCTACTACTATTAAATCAATCGAGGAAGCTGAAAAGATTCCTGATAATGACCTATATAAGTTTACAATGGAGAAAGCAAATCCAGACGAAGGTGGAACATGGAAGTTCTGCATATGCGATGAATGCGGTCATTCAGAAAAGCATGAGGCAGGAAATCCCTGCGGTAAATGTCCTGAATGCGGAACTCAGATGCATGGAGCGAATGAGAAAGCATCTAAAAAGCAAGAAACAATAAGTGAAATATTGCAGAACTTGATAAAAGAAAAAGGCGAAAAAGCAGTAATTGATATGATCACTCAACCAGTATATTTAAAATCAATAGCTGAACAGGTAGCAGAAGAAATACCGTGGAGTGCAATGCAAGCTATTTGGTTCGGAATGCTCGATGAACTTTACGAATGTGATGGTTCGGAGAAAGTTGTAAAAGCTATAATAAAAGAATTGGTTGAAATCCTTTCTCCTCATGCTCTTGCATTCGCTCAGGCTACTGCAGAAAATCCAGATCAATTTATAAAAATAAAAGAATTAATCACAAAACAAATCTATGTCGCAAAAAAAGAGGATGTTGCCGTTCCGACGCCAGCATCTTCTGCTGGCAAAGACAAACCATCGGTCGTATTACGAGTAAAGACTAAGCCTAAATATAATCTTCCGTTTACTAAAGAAGAGATTAAGAAGGGTGTTTCAGATGCCGTAAAAGATGAGATTAGTAAAACGGTAGATCAGATGAAAGGCAAAGCCGATTAACAGAATTTTTCACTAATTAACAAAGAGGTAAGTTATGAATTTTTTATTGGTATGGTTTATGACACAGATTATCTCCTGCTTTCGTTTTTATAACGAGCCAGCCGGAGCAGCAACTAATCCACCTCCTGCTCATCCAAAAAGTCCTGAGTCGAGTACAAAAGAATTGACAATGGACGATCTTACTAGCGTTATAAAAACGGTTGTCAAAGAAGAATTTGCAGACGGTGGTGGAGGTAAGGAAGCGATTGATGCATTAAAAAAAGAGATAACAGATGTCAATCGTAAAGCGATTTTCCCGGATAGTGATTGGGGAGATGAAGTTGAAAGTGCAGGCGGAAAGAGTGTGATCGATACTTCTTTCTTTACTAAGAACTATCAGAGAGCAACACCAAAATTTGGTGAAGTTCCGTGGTTACCTGACGGTCAAGCTCTCGGTTCTCAGCTTGTAAACATGGGAGCACCTTTCAAAAGGCTTTCCCCAGAAATGGTGACCTTCGGCCGCATTTTGAAAGAAGGTAAAGGAAAAGTCGATCTTGCAAATCAAGCCGGGATTGACGTTCGCAAATATAATGATACATGCAAAGAGCATCTGAAACAAGCAGGTATGTCTGAGGGTGTGCTTGCTGATGGTGGAGCTCTTGTTCCTATTGAATTTCTTGCTACTGTTATTGAATTCGCTACATCCCAGAGTACTATCCTAAGTAAAGTCTGGCGACTTCCGATGAACAGTAATATAATGCGTATTCCCAGACTTGTGCAAGCTGCTGGTTCTTATTTCGGTGGAGTTACTCTTTACAGTCCGGGAGAGGGTAAAGAGAAAACAGATACAAAACCGGAACTGGAAAGGCTTGAGCTCGAAGCAAAGAAACGTATTGCAATGATCTATATGACTGATGAACTAATTGCAGATAGCATGATTAACCTGATTAATTATGTTACTGGAGTTATTACCCGTGCTTATCAATATGATATGGAACTTAATGTGATCGCAGGAGTTGGTGGAGCTGCTCCATGTACTGGAATTATAAACGATCCAGCTATTAATCTTGTTCCTCGCCAGACTGCCGGGACGGTTACATATCAGGATGTAATTAATCTCGATAATTCAATTGATGAGAACTTTACAAATCTGAGTTGGATTACTCGTAAGGTTACCCAGAATACTTTGCTCGGTCTTGTCGATAATAATAACAGACCTATTTTCATGGCAGATTACGGCGTATTTACTGGAGAGCCTTTTCATCCACCTACGATGATTACGTATCCGGTTCACAGAACCCGAAACATACCAACAATGGGAATGAAAGGTGATTTGATACTCGGTGATCTAAGCTGGTATCTTCTTGCTATACGTCAAGAATTGACAATTGACTCAAGTATTCATGTTCGTTTTATTTATGATGAAACTGCTTTGAGGTTCGTCATGAGATACGACGGAATGCCTGCAGTCAGCATTGCATTTTCAATTCTCGACGATGTTGAAACTTAATCACGACGGCCTTCCTTTGTAGAAGGTAGTTGTGAGTGGACTCGGCAGGATTTTTGGTTACTCATTGCCTGCCGAGTTTTGTCTAAAATAAAGAGGAAAAATGAAAACAGTAAAATGCGAAATTACAGATAAAGACAGGGAATGGAAAAAGCGTATCAAAGGCGGCATGATAAGTCTTGAGATAAGTAAAGCTTGTAGACTTGAAAGAAATGGTCTTGTCAGAATTATGAATGAGAGTACTGAGAATAGAACAAAGACTATGACTAATTATAGAAACCGTGCTCTTACTGCAAATAACGATGACTATCTTTCCAAATCTCAATTCTCTTCTAAAAAAAAAGTAAAGATTGCTTGGGTACAGGATTATAGCAGAGTAAACGGAGGGGCTGAACTTAGTAATAAAACTGTCGTTCGTATTGGAGAGGATTGTGGGTTTGATGTCTTACCTGTAACTCCAAGTAATTTCTCAAGACAAAATTTGCATAGAGCCGATATTATTATTATAAATAATTTTCATGAATTTCCTATACAAATGTATAATCAGGTATACGATGCGATTTATGAAAAGAGAATACCGTATGTAAAATATGAACATGATTATAGAGAATTGAAAAGAGTAAACATATCAAGGCAGATGTTTACAAATTCAAAATTAAATATTTTTATATCGCCAGAACATAAAAAGAATTATATAAAGGTGTTAGGGAGACAGGTTGAGCAACACTCGATATGTCTCCCTCTTGCTCTCGATGTCAATATGTTCCAACGAAATAAAAGCATTAAAAGAGAAAAAAATATTGTACTTGTACCTGTTTTTCGTAAATGTAAAGAGAATGCAAAGAAATTTATTAATGAACATCAAGAATACAAATATATTCTTACAGGACAATCGAATGACGATCTTAAGGGAGACATTACATATTTACCATTTCAATACCTCAAAGATATGCCAGTGTTATATAACAAATGCGAATTCGTACTTCATGTTCCAGATAATCGCTGGGCTGGAGATAGAGTTTACTTTGAAGCAATGCTTTGTGGATGTAAACCGATTATAAATAAAAATGTCGGTCATACATCTTGGGAATTTATAAAAGATAATGTAAAAGAAAAATTAGAAAAAGCACCGTACAAATTCTGGAAAGAGATTGAAAAATGTCTATAAACGTACCCTCGATAATTTGGATTATATTTGGAATATTAGCTGTAATGTTTTTAAAAGATTTGATAACTAAAATTGTATTTGATTGGTTACGACCTAAGAATGGCAGAAAAAATAATCCGGGTCATACACACCCGGAATTTATGCAGATTAAAATCGAATTGACAGAAGTCAAACGTGATGTAAAATGGCTGAGGAATTTTCATGACAAAAAGGCCTGAAATTGTAAAGACTGAACCTTTAGGTGATTTAAAAAAGCATTGGGGAAACGAGCTTAATCTTGAAATAAGTAAAGCAAAACGTCTTGCGAGAGAAGGTAAAGTCCGAATAATACCAAAAAATGTATTAGAATTTCAGAAAACAAAATTGCAAATAAAATCACCAAAGAGACATGTATTAAAAAGATTCAATCAGGAAAAAGAAAATATAACTGATCTTGAAATACCAGCAATAATTCCTTATATACCAAATGGAATGGTAGGTAGAGCATATAATAAGACTATGGAAAAAATTGATGATTGGGTAATATTTTATGATCATGATGTATTGCTCGGAACAAATCCATACTGGTATGATATATGCTTTAATGCTATACAGCAGATTGGACATATAGGAGGCTGGTTCAGTTGCTATACAAATAGAATAGGATGCCGATTACAGAAAGCACCGAATGTCGATAGGAAAACCGATGATATAAAATATCATAGAGAATATGCAAGACAGCTTTACAAAAACAACTTTGGAAAGATAAAAGATGTAACAAAAGTGAGAGGAAGTCGATTTTCAGGAATGTTTATCTTGACTCATAAGAAAGCTTGGCAGGATGCCGGAGGATTCTCTGAGAATGGATTCTTCGGTGTTGATGTCCGATATTATACTGCTCTGAAGCATGCCGGATATAGGGTTTTTATAATGCAAGACCTGTATGTATATCATGGCTATTTTAGAGAAACACTCAAACCATTTTTTACAGAAAGGAAACAGAATCATGGATAAAGTAATCAAAGGGGAAAGAGAAAAAACTTTAGGAAAGAAATTTCTTGATGGATTGCGTGGAGAAATCGGTGATAAAAAAGATAAGCCATTGGAAGGAAAAAAGATTGACAAGCCGAAGGTTGTAAAGAAGCATAAGCTTAAAGAATCGGTAATAATAAATTTATCAACAAAGGCTGCGACTCTTACAGGTAAAATATGGTTTTCTCCAAAATTTGCATTGTGTTTTCCGAAAGGAACTCCTATAAAAAATGTTGAGCAGTACAATGGCAAATCTAATATTGAAATACAATTGCTTGAAGGTATATCAGTAAAAATTGAATTACCAAATTACATACTGGGATAAAGATGAAAACATCAACGATAATTTATTTTAAGCATGGTCTGGGGAATCTAATAATGATGACTCCAGCCATGCGTGCTCTTGCTTCTATGGATAAGTCAGGCAAGATTGATGTATGTATGGATTCCGAATGGAATGATAATCGGCGTCCTGCATTTAACGATCTTATTAACGGACTTGACTTTGTAAATAAAATTGTAAACTATCCTAAAGAGAATTTACAAAACGGTTATAAGAGATGGTTCTATACTGGTCATGCAGAAATATCTGAAGCTTTTCCTATTTTCAAGAAAAAATGTCCGCTCGGGGCAGCAGCTCCAGACTGGAAATTAAATAGCATGCATGAAGTATTATGGTATATGGATGTAGTTTACAGAATGGGATATAAAGGAGCAATACCAAAACAGCAAGTACCAGTCGCTGAAAAACCAATATTAAATGGAAGAGCTTTACGAATAGGAATATGTAACGGTTGTTATAGCTGGCGGATGAAAACCGGAAAGACTTGGCCTTACTTTCAGGAACTTGTAAAGGTACTTAAGAATTATTATGATGCAAACATTATAAAAATAGGTTATCAGGAAGAATTGAAAGGAGTAGACTGCGATGTTGATTATATAAATAAATTGACATTCTCAGAATCGGCGAAAGTTATAAGCCAGCTTGACTTGTTTATCACTACTGATACGGCAAATATGCATGTCGGTGATGCTCTTGGAATACCGATGGTTGTAATATTCGGTGGAACTCTTGTAAGCAAAAATGCTCCACTCAGTAAAAATGCCGAGATCGTTAAACTGAATTTACCATGTCAACCATGCCAGCGTACCAATTCTTTTTATCATTGTGAACATTATAATTGCTTGGCTAAGTTGACGGTTGGGGATGTAATGGCAGTTGTAAGGAGAAAGTTATGGCAGAAGTAACAGTCTTAATAATCATAATATTAATATTAATGGATAAATTATGATTGACGTATCATATAATGATTTCTATAAAGAAGTTACTGATGTCTTTAATAATCCCAGACCGTGGGCGCATATCCGATTTGGAGATGGTGAAGGTATTGTAATGCGTTATCCTGAAAAGACATCCGAAAATCATTGTAGATCGAGATGGACAAAATGGCTCGGAGAAAATAATATTGACATGAAGGAATTTGCTCTCGAAGTAAGATATGCTGTAGAGATTGCAGATATAGTTGGCATTCCCTGTGCCCGGCATGATCAGGTGAATGCAGACTGGAGAGATGGTAAAAAATTTACAGTGAATCTTATCGGTAAAGATCAAAAATCATGCTGTATGGATTGGACTGTACAAATGCAAAAAGATGGACATTATAGAACTTTACTGAAAAATAAAGAACTTATTTATTACATATCATGCAGGGATGTATCTGCTCAGATAGAATCCTGCGGCGTAAAAAATGCAATTGGTTACTTATTACCTCCTCAGCATCGGCCAAAGATGGGTAATGTTTGTATTGCCCGCAAGCATTATCCTGATTTATTTAATGAGATTCCATTCTGGCTTGACGGCATCGAAGTCGAAAACCAGATATTTCTGATAGGAGCTGGAGGACTTGGGAAATTGTATTGTACATGGGTAAAAGAAAGAAGAGGCATAGCACTCGATGTCGGTTCTCTTTTTGATGGATGGTCTGGACTTGTTAGTCGTAGTTATTTAAAGAATATAAAGGAGTATAAATTATAATGGCCTTACTAAGTTTACAAGACACAGGTAGAACTATTATAAACGCTGTTAAGTCCAGCAGACCTTTTTCTATGGTTCGTCTTGGTGATGGTGAATTTATGGTTATAAAATATCCGAAGTATGCTTCGGAAATAAAATGCAAAAATCATATAAAGAGGTGGTTCGAGACGAAATCTCTTTCAGTAAAGCAATTAAAAAGCATATCGAATCAGATTTGTAAAGCTTGTAAGGATGCAGACTTACTCGGTGTTCCCAGCATTCGGGAGCAACGACTTTATCCAAAATGGAAAAAATTTAATAGTCGTCTTTCTGAATATGGAATATCAGAGAATGACAAAAGATACTTTCATTTTTATCAGCTTAGTGCATTATACATGGAAGGATACTTATATAAAGCACTGAATGGTCTTGACAAGATACATTGTATTACTTGTCGTAATATAGGGGAAGAAATTAAAAAATCATTTCATATAAAAAATGCCGAGATATACTTAATACCTCCAGAATTATATGCATATAATGTATTTGCAAAAAAACATAATAAGAACCCTAATAATTATAAGCATTATCCTGATCTTTATAATATGTTTTATAAGCTATTTACAAAGCATAGTATGAAAGGAAAGGTATTCTTAGTTGGAGCAGGCGGACTCGGTAAGATTTATTGTAATTGGATAAAACAGGCTGGAGGTATAGCTCTCGACATAGGAGCATTATTCGATGGATGGGCTGGTATTTATAGCAGACCATATTTAAAAAATCCGAAGAGATTTAAGCTATGAAATATAATAAAATAAATTTCTTTCTACCGACTTATAAACGAGTCGAAAATAATAAACTGCCTCGTCTTATAAGATCAATAATAAATAATGTAAGCAGTTTGAACAATGTCTGTATTACTTTTCTTGTGAATGTAAATGATATAGAAACAAGAGATTATCTTGACAGACTGACTATATCTATAAGCTGGGAAAGGCTCTATACGAATTTAAAAGAACCTCATCTTGGAAAGATGTATAATCAGATTTTTGAACAGACAAAATTCAAGGAATCCAGCACTCTTGTTTCAATGATCGGAGATGATATGGAATGGCAAACAAGCGGATTCGATCTTGCAATACTGGATGAGGTCAATAAAAGGAAAGGCTGGGCTGTAGTGTACTGCAATGATGGTTATATTCAGGGAAGCAAGCTTATGGTAAACTTGTTTACAACAAGGAAATATGTTGAAGCTACCCGGCATCCTTTTATGTGTGATAAATTTCAAGCTTACTTTATTGATACCGTCTGGACTAAGATAGCTAAGAAAACAGGCACTGCTGTATATCTGAATAATATTATACTCAAGCACCATCATTATACAAAGAATCCAAAGATGATTGATATTACTTCCCAGAGATTGCAGAAAGTAAAAATGCCTTTTAATAAAGGATATAAAATTGTTGACAGTTATGTAAATGAAATTATAAAAAACCTGAAAGGAGTTTTATAATGGAAAGAAGAGTTATAAGTTTTGCGCTTTACGGTAATGATCCCATGTACACAAAAGGTGCAATTGAGAATGCAAAATTGCAGCCAAAAATCTATCCGGGATGGTGTTGCAGGTTTTATGTAAACAGAGACGTAACTTCTAATATTGTAAATGAATTGAGAAGTCTTGGAGCTGAGGTTATAATATTAGATACTCTTGTAAATTTTAAGAGTAAATTCGTAAGAATGGAAATCGCTCTTGATAAGTCTGTAGATAGATTTATTATTCGGGATACAGATTCACGGCTTAATAAAAGAGAAGCTGCTGCTGTTTCTGAATGGATTGCTTCAGGTAAACCCGTTCATATTATGCGAGATCATAGAAACCATACATCTCCAATGATGGGTGGGATGTGGGGAGCAGTTCATGGATTTATCTCTACAAAAGATTTTGAGTTTTTATATGATAATTGGATAAAAGATTTACGACAGGGAAAACATAAAGGACAGAAGTACTGCAAGAAAAACGGGCAGAGCGATCAGGGTTTTCTCGGAAATAAAATCTGGCCTCTTATTGGTTTTAAATCCAAGCATATTGCTCATGATAATCATGGAAGATATACAAAGGAAGAAAAACCTTTTGTTGTCAGACTTGCTACCGGCAGATTTGTCGGTCAGCAATTTGATGAAAATAATAAACCAATAAAGATAAGGATTACTGGAAGTAAAAATGTTTAAATATAATGATACTTTACAGA